CGAGGGTGCGGCGGAGGCCCATGCGTGGCTGCGCGGGCAGATCGAGAACAACTCCGACGACAACACATACATCGACAGAAAATGGTCGATGTCGTAACACCACCGAACGGCAACGGCCGACATGGGCTGCTGGCCAATGTCAGCGAGAAGCTGATACGGGCGCTGCCGCCGGCCATGGTATTACTTGTGTTGCTCAATGTGGTCTTTCTCGGCACTACGATGTATTTGGTGCAGCACAATTCAGACTACAGAAACCAACTATTGACCAAGATCGTCGAGGGGTGCTTGACGCAGCGCCAATGAACGACACGGAATACATGCCGGCGAACTGGGGCGAGGCGATATCGCGTGCGCAGAACCCGTTCGCCGTGGCCACTGCCCGCTACGCCCGTGCGCCCATCGCGTTCGTGCGCGAGGTGCTGGGGACCGAGCCGGATGCGTGGCAGATCCAGGCGCTGCGGTCGTTCGCGCGTGGCCATACGCGGGTCTCGATCCGTTCGGGCCACGGCGTCGGCAAGTCCTGCCTCGCGGCATGGGTGTGCTGCTGGTTCGCGAATACCAGAGCCCCCATGAAGATCGCGGTCACCGCGCCGACCGCGCCGCAACTGTCCGACGTGCTATGGCCGGAGATCCAGAAGTGGTTCGGCGTGTTGCCCGAAACGTGGCGCAGTTTGTGGTCAGTGACATCGGATCACATCAGCCTCAAGGCCGATCCTGAGAGCTTCATCACCGCCAGGACCAGCCGCCCGGAGCAGCCCGAGGCGATGGCGGGGATTCACAGCACCCACGTTCTGCTGGTGGCCGACGAGGCATCGGGCATACCCGAGAGCGTGTTCGAGGCGGCTGGTGGCTCCATGTCCTCCCCTGGGGCCATCACGCTGTTGATCGGCAACCCGACCAGGAGCAGCGGCTACTTCTGGCGCACGCAGGTGCTGGAGCGGGACCGCTGGCATTGCATCCGGGTGTCGTCGGTGGACAGCCCGCGCGTGGCCAAGGGCTTCGCCGAGGAGATCGCCGAACGCTACGGCCAGGACAGCAACGCCTACCGCGTGCGCGTGCTCGGCGAGTTCCCGGCGCAGGACGACAACACCCTGATCCCGGCCGGGCTGGTGGATGCCGCTATGGTGCGCGATGTGGCGCTGGACCTGACGGCGGCGGCCATCTGGGGCGTTGACGTGGCGCGTTTCGGCAACGATGCCAGCGTGCTCATCAAGCGGCGTGGCAGCGTGGTCTATGAGATGCCGCGCACCTGGCACCAGACCGACACGATGGGATTGGCCGGTGCGATCAAGGCGGAGTACGACAGCGCCGGAGCGTCGCGGCCAGGGCTGATCTGCATCGACGTGATCGGCATCGGCGCGGGTGTGGTGGACCGGCTGCACGAGATGAACATTCCGGTGCTGGGCGTGAACGTGGGCGAGACGGCAAGCACGACCGGGCGGTTTGCGCGGCTGCGCGATGAGTTGCTGGTGCGGGTGCGCGAGTGGCTGGAAACGCGCGCGGTGCGGCTGCCGCTGCACGACCAGCTACGCGACGACATGGTGATGCCGCGGTATGCGTTCCTGTCCGATGGCCGGATGCAGGTGGAGAGCAAGCAGTCGATGCGCAGCCGTGGGCTGCCGAGCTGCGACCACCTCGATGCGCTGGCGCTGACGTTCTGCGAGCAGGGGCTGGGGATAGCCAGTGGGATGACGAGTGGACTACATGATTCGAGGGCAATGAGAATGGATCTAGCGCCGGGGGATTATGTGTAGCCTACGACGTGGAGAGTACCGTGAAAGGCGAGCGAGCCGCATCACCTGAGATTACCGTGAAGGATGAGCGAGCCGACAGGTCAGAGAGTACCGACGTCCAGGAGCGAGCCGATACATGGGAGAGTACCGCTATGCGAGAGCGAGCCGAATGTGGGGGAGAGTACCGAACATGAGGAGCGATTGAATGCCTGATGCCGCAGCACCGAGAGAGTTCCTTGAATCCATCCAGCGGCTGACGCGCGACCTGCGCAGCGCGGCAATTACCCTGTCCGATCGAGAAGCGAGGTTCCTCGTTGACTCGTACTATGCGATGCAGCGCGACCGCATCCGCGCGGCGCACCAGAACCGGACGTTGACCGACAACGCCGAGCCTCACGACGTGCTGGGGTGGCTACAGGCGCAACGCGATACACTGGAGAAGCAGATAGCGCGGGCGCTGGATGCCTATAGCGATGGCCAGCAGGCGGGGCGCTGGGCGCGCAGCATTCCCGGCATCGGCCCGATCATCTCGGCCGGTCTGATCGCCAACATCGACATAAAGCAGGCGCCGACCGTTGGGCATATCTGGCGGTTTGCCGGGCTCGACCCGACGATGAAATGGGAGAAGAACACCAAGCGGCCGTGGAATGGCAGCCTCAAGCGCCTGTGCTTCTTGATCGGCGAGAGCTTCGTCAAGGTGTCGAATAACGAGAACGACATTTACGGCAAGGTGTATGCGGCGCGGAAGCTGCATGAGCAGGCGAAGAACGCGGCCGGGGACTGTGCCGGGCAGGCGGCGGCCTCTCTGGCGGCCAAGCGGTTTGGCGACGATACGCAGGCGAAGAAGCATTATCTGGCGGGGCAGTTGCCGCCCGCGCGCATTCATTTGAGAGCGGAACGGTACGCGACCAAGCTGTTTCTGTCGCACTTGCATCATGTGATGTTTGAGCTGGAGTTCGGTGCGCCGCCGCCAAGGCCGTATATACTGGACCGCGGCGGTCACGCGCATTACATCGCCCCGCCTAACTGGCCGATGTAGCCGTCTCTCAGGAGAGTGCCGTAAGCCTGGAGCGAGCCGTATCCCGTGAGAGTGCCGGGGTTGGAGAGCGAGCCGGCTGGCCGAGAGAGTACCGAGGCATATGAGCGAGCCGAGGACTGGGAGAGTACCGTTTCCGCGGAGCGAGCCGTAGAACGAGAGAGTGCCGGAAGCCGTGAGCGAGCCGCACGCATTGAGAGTACCGATGTCCTTGAGCGAGCCGCGGATCGGGAGAGTACCGACATACCTGAGCGAGCCGATGTATCCGAGAGTACCGTGAGGAGCGAGCCATGAGCGGCATGAACCCACCGCCTCCGGGCTATCCCGGCCATGGCATGCCAAATGCCGGCCCACCGCCGATGCCGCAGATCCCTGGCCTCGTGCCGCAGGGCATGCGCGCCGCCGGGATGCAGTTGGGCCCCGAGCAGGTGCTGGCGTATCTGCTGCCGCCGAAGCGGGACGGGGATGCTCCGGTCAATGATAGCGACGAGCAGCTTCCGGCGGGGCTGCGGAAGTACGCCGCCGGGCTGCGACCTGCGATCAAGCCGGAAGGCGCGGCATGGCAATCGGAGATCATCTTTGAACGCCTCGGCAAGACGGATATCGAGATCGCGGCCGTTGCCCACTACTATTTCAAGATTGCGGAGAACTACGACAACTACCTGAGCCGCGAGCGCATCACCGCGAGCCAGTACTACGCCGGCCGGCCGTTCGGTGACGAGGCGACGGGCAGAAGCCAGATCGTGCTCACGGTCGTCAGAGACACCATCCGCCAGACACTGCCCAGCCTGTTGCGGCTGTTCACTGCGGTGGAAGACCCGGTGTCGTTCGAACCGATATCATCTGAGATATCCGGCGACGACAAGCTGGCGACCACGCTGGCACGGCAGGCGACGGATTACTGCCGCTGGGCGCTGTTCACGGCGAACAAGGGCTGGCAGGTGCTGCACGACGCGCTGCTCGATGCGCTGACCCGCAAGGCCGGCTGGGTGCGCTGGTATTGGGGCGCCAAGCGACAGGTGCGCACCGAGGTGTGCGAGGGCCTGCTGCTGCCGCAGTTGCAGATGCTGCTGGCCGAGCCGGGCATCGAGGCACAGCGCATTGTGCGACGGCCGATGCTTGATAGCGAGAAACAAGCCCTGGCCAAGACGCCGGATGGGCAGATGTATCTCAGCCAGGGTGCGCCGGCGGAGTACTGGTCGGCGACGATCACACGGTCGGCCCAGCAGTCGTGGCCGGTGATCGAGGCTGTGGCGGCGGAGTGCGTCTGGGTAGTCGCCGACGCTGCCACCGTCGAGGACGCCCGCGCGGTGTTCCATGTGCGCGATGTCACGGCCAGCAGCCTGATCGAGATGGGGCTGCCGGAGGACAAGGTGCTGGCGCACCGGGATGCGATGCTGCGGCCGAACCAGCGCAGGGAGATCATCGCGCGGGACTATGCCCAGGGCTACAACATCAAAGGCGCGCCGCCGAATGACCGAAGCATGGCCATCGTGCGCTATGTCGAGGGCTGGATCAGATGTGACACGGACGGCGACAATCGGGCTGAACTGATCCATGTGCATATGCTGGGCAACGCCACCAGCCTGGTGCAGTGGGAGCGCTGCGATGAGATTCCATTGGCTTGTTTCACCCCCTATCGTGAGCCGGGACGGATCATCGGCAGTAGCCAGGCCGATATGGTCATGGACCTGCAGCGGGTGGAATCCCGAGTCATGCGTGCGGTGCTCGATAGCCTCGGGCAAGCGATGTTTCCAAGGACAGCGGTTGTTATCGGACAGGCCAACCTTGCCGATGTCCGGCAGACAGCTATTGGATCTATCATAAGAGTTGCTCAGCAGGGCGCGGTGGCGGAACTGGTCAAGCCGTTCGCCGGCAAGGAAGCGCTGCCCGTCATGGACGTGCTGGAGGCGATCCGCGAGAGCAGGACAGGGATCACCAAGGCGTCGGCCGGGCTGACGGTGGAC